CCTATTACAAACATGGAAAGAATGTTCCTTAATGGTGGTTCGCCTGGCGATGGTGGAGTTAGTAGTACATTTAATAATTCTGATGTTTCATCTTGGGATGTCAGCACTGTTACTAATATGAAAAATATGTTTCGTTATTGCCCATCTTTTAACCAACCATTGGATTCGTGGGATGTGAGTAATGTTACTAATATGGAGGCTATGTTCCAGATTCAACTGACGGTCGGATCGTTCAACCAACCATTGAATTCATGGAATGTAAGTAATGTTACTGTTATGAATGGTATGTTTTACAATCAGTCTGCATTCAATGGAAACATTAGTTCTTGGAATGTGGGTAATGTTACTGATATGAATAATATGTTCAATGGCACCGCATTCAATCAAGATATTGGTTCTTGGAATGTCTCTAATGTTACAACCATGAGCAATATGTTTAATAATGCTTCAACATTCAATCAAGATATCGGTTCTTGGGATGTGAGTAGTGTTACTAATATGGTAGCTATGTTCGCCAATGCTTCATCATTCGATCAAGACATTAGTTCTTGGAACGTGTTGGCGGCTAGTGTTGCTCCAGGCGATCCAACTCCACCAACAAGCTTTGATCTCAACACTAATGCCAGCTGGACAACAGCAGAGAAACCTCTTTGGGGTACTAGTGGTGGTATCTTGTATCCGTTAAGCAACACTGCAACAGATCCTACCAGTACTACATGGAGCACCAACTATGGTACTGCAGCTGGATATCAGTTCATTGCAAACGTTGGTATTCTAATGCCAACTGGAACACCATTAACTGATATGACTCTTATGTTTTTTAATAACAGTACATTCAATGATCCAGACATATCCACTTGGGATGTGAGTACAGTAACAACAATGTTTTCCACGTTTGCAAGCGCTTCTACATTCAACCAAGATATATCATCTTGGGACATGACAGGTGTGACCGGAACTTCTGGTATAGACAGAATGTTCCAAAACGCAACCGCATTTAATAACGGCGGTGTACCATTAACGTGGAACACTTCTAATATTACTTACATGTACGGTGTGTTTGCCGGTGCCAGCAACTTCAACCAAGACATTAGTTCTTGGAATACTGCTGCAGTCACAAACATGGGGTTCATGTTCCAAAATGCAACCATATTTAACCAAGACATTTCTGGTTGGGATACTGGTTTAGTTGGAACAGATAATCCAGGCACAACTCAAGACATGAACAACATGTTCGAAAATGCCACAGCATTTGATCAAAACTTAAATGCTTGGGATGTTTCAAACATTGCTTCTCTGCCAACAAATTTTGCCACTGGAGCTACATTATTTACCACCGACGAACATCCTATATGGGGCACTACTGGTGGTATTCTATACCCATTAAGTAACAATGTAGGAGATCCTACCAGCACAACGTGGCGTACCAACTATGGTACTGCGGCTGGATATACTTGGGTTCCTAATGTTGGTATCTTAATGCCAGTTGGAACACCTATTACTGATATGAGCAGTATGTTCTCTTCTGCAACCACATTCAACGATCCTGATATTTCATTATGGGACACTTCTAGTGTTACTAATATGACTCAAATGTTTTTCTTTGCAGATGCATTCAATCAAGATCTTAGTTCTTGGAATACTTCTAGTGTTACTAGTATGAATGGTATGTTCGGCTCGGCCGATGCATTCAATAACGGAGACACTGCAGGAGCATCTAATAATCCATTAACTTGGGATGTCTCTAATGTTACTAATATGAGTAGTATATTCAGTGACACCGCATTCAATCAAGATATTAGTTCTTGGAATACTTCTAGTGTTACTACTATGAGTGGTATGTTCAGTCAGGCTAATGTATTCAATCAAGACATTAGTTCTTGGGATGTGAGTAGTGTTACTAATATGAGTGGTATGTTCAACCAAGCATTGGCATATAACAATGGCGGTCAGTCATTTACAGGTAGTAATTTTTCTTCTACTATGGGTAATGTCACCAACATGCAAAGTATGTTTATCAAAGCAAACTCATTCAATGCAGACATTAGTTCTTGGGATACTTCTAGTGTTACGAATATGAGTTTTATGTTTGATTTCTCAATTGCAGGTGGATCATGCATATTCAATCAAGACATTAGTTCTTGGGATACTTCTAGTGTTACTGATATGGGTAACATGTTTAGAGATGCTACAACGTTTGATCAAAACCTAAATGCTTGGAACGTTTCATTGATACCGTCATACCCATCAGGCTTCGATACTAACACACCACTATTCACTCCTGATGAACATCCTGTATGGGGTACTACTGGTGGTATTCTATATCCATTAAGTAACACTGCAACGGATCCTACCAGTAGTAATTGGCGCACCAACTATGGTACTGCAGCTGGATATCAGTTCATTGCAAACGTTGGTATTCTAATGCCAACAGGAACACCATTAACTAATATGGATAATATGTTTCTTAGTAACACTACGTTCAATGATCCAGACATCTCATCTTGGGATGTAAGTACTGTTACTTCGATGAATGGTACTTTTAGTAGTATAAGTGTAAGCACAATGAATTTCAATCAAGATTTAAGTTCTTGGGATACTTCTAGTGTTACTAATATGCAAAGTATGTTTAATGTTTCCAACGGGCCTTCTTTGTTTAATAACGGCGGTGTTCCATTAACATGGGATACTTCTAGTGTTACTGATATGAGTGTTATGTTTAGAGGTGCTGATGCATTCAATCAAAATATTAGTTCTTGGGATGTGAGTAATGTTACTAATATGACTGCTATGTTCCTCGACGCGGCCGCATTCAATCAAAATATTGGTCCTTGGATTATGAGTAATGTTACTGATATGACTGCTATGTTTAATAATGCTACTGCATACAACAATGGCCTGGGTCAAGTAACTCATACTTTAGATAATCCTAATGCTTATGGTACAAGTGACGGTGATAATTTTGGATGGTCAGTAGCAACATCAGGTACATATTCTATCGTAGGTGCTTGGGGTGAAGATGAAGCTGGCAATCAAAATCAATCAGGTAAAGCATACATCTATAACACAGTCACTGGTGCTTTAGTACATACTTTAAATAATCCTAATCCTTCATCTCCAGCTGCAGATGATCGGTTTGGATATGCAGTAGCAATGTCTGACACATATGCTATCGTATCGGCGATTAGGGAAAATGATGGTAATGGTGTTGATTCAGGTAAAGCTTATATCTACAACATTGCCACTGGTGCTTTAGTACATACTTTAACTAATCCTAATGCTTATGGTACAAGTGACAGTGATTATTTTGGAGAAGCAGTAGCAATAACTGATACATATGCTATAGTAGGTGTTCGTGCAGAAGATGAGGATTTTAATACTAATTCAGGTAAAGCTTATATCTACAACACAGTCACTGGTGCTTTAGTACATACTTTAAATAATCCTAATGCTTATGATACAAGTCAATATGATAATTTTGGATTCTCAGTAGCAATATCAGATACCTATTCTATTGTAGGTGCCAGTGGTGAAGATCAAGCTGGTGGTGTTAGTGCAGGTAAAGCTTATATCTTTAATAACGCCACTGGTGCTTTAGTACACACTTTAGATAATCCTGGCCCGGCCACTTTTTCTGATAATTTTGGTTGGTCAGTAGCAATGTCTGATACCTATGCTGTTGTAGGTACACCGGGTGCAGAAGTGGGTGTAGATGACTATTCAGGTAAAGCTTATATCTACAACAACACCACAGGTGCTTTAGTACATACTTTAACTAATCCTAATGCTTATAATACAGCTGCAAGTGATCAATTTGGATACTCAGTAGCAATATCTGACACATATGTTATCGTAGGTGCTCTTTATGAAGATGATGATGATGGTACTGATTCAGGTAAAGCATATATCTTTGATATTGCAACTGGTTCATTACTTTATACCTTAGACAATCCTACTGCTTATGGTACAAGTCAAGGTGATAATTTTTCTAGGGGAGTATCGATATCAGATACTTATGCTATCGTAGGTGCTTATGGTGAAGATGATGATGAGGGTACTGCTTCAGGTAAAGCTTATATTTACAGTCTAAATGATATATCCGGTTGGGATACTGGTGCTGTTACATCAATGAATTCTACGTTCAACGGTGCTAGTTCATTCAATCAAGATATTAGTTCTTGGGATACATCTAGTGTTACTATTATGAGTGATATGTTTAGAGATGCTTCAGCATTTGATCAAGATATTAGTTCTTGGAAAGTGCTGGCGGCTAGTGTTGCTCTAGGCGATTCAACTCCACCATCAAATTTTGATCTCAACACTAATGCCAGCTGGACAACAGCAGAAAAACCACAATGGGGTCAAGTGGTTCTTTCAGGAACACACAGTTATGATTCTACGTTTGGATACTGTGCCGCGAAACTTAATTTGAATGCAACTTTTAATTCTAATCCTCGTAATCAAGGAAATGTTACAATTAATGGCGCGTTAGATCAAATTATGACTAAAGCAGATTTTGCATCTTTGATGTCGGTTGCAACGCACATTACTTTCTGTTTTGAGAATTCTACCACGGTGTTAACTTTACCAAGTGCACAAACGAACAGGGCTATTGTACACACCAAAGCGCAAATTGTTACTGATCCGAATGTCACACAATTTCCCACTACAAGTTTGTCGACGCTTGGCCAAACCGTAGTGGGAGGAGGTGTCGGTTATGGCATAATATGGCACAATGAAGACACTGATGCGCTCTTATCCGGAAGTGATTACTCTGGTCTAGGTGTTTTGTTAAGCGGCGTTGGGGACGCAAATCATTGGGGACTGTCGGCTTTAGGATACAATGAAGTTTCTCACATCAGCCAAAGCTTTCAAGGTAGCGGTTATCGGACTTATGATCAAGATATAATGACGATCTGGATCAATTTGTCAGGTGTTGCTCCGGTACTAACATAATGTCAGAAAAACACATATACAACGCAATTGTTACAGGAGAGTGTGATCAACACGAATTTATTCATACTGGTCACGCTTGCGACTATGAGTGCATAGACGAATGTTCTATGTTTCCTGAGTTAATAGTTTTTAAATTGACTGAAGAAGAAGCTGCAGAGTTGTCTCAATGTGAAGAAATAATAAGTTTGAATAAAGAAGAATCTATTCATCAATGTAGTACCTATCCTGATATTTTCCGAGAACAAAATTCTAATTTTATAACAAATACTGGTATTAATTTATCGGGTCAAGATGGGTCTAGTTTTGCTACAACATCATTTTATTATTTTTCTGATTCCATTGAAAATCCAAACCCTGTAGGTAATTTTATTGATCCTCCCGAAAACGAAAACAATTATATTGGGGGACAGTCATATGATTATTGGAACGATGGCAAATATGTTGACATAGTGGCAGTTGAAGCCGGACAGCCTGATATATCATTAAGTGGTACAGTGACACATCCTGATTTTTTAAGTCATACTGGTACACAAAGATTTGTCCCTATGAATTGGTCAAATTATAATGCGTCTGTTGATGCTTCACAAAATAATCAAGCTACAGACGGAATTTATTTTGATCCTCATGCAATAGGTGTTCTAAGTACTTCTGGTGGATTAATTTCTGGTTGGTGTAAAAATTCTTCACTCAGAGTTATATATTTAAATTATGATCCTGTAGTTTCGGTTTATGGTGCTATTCTTGCCTGGCATAATAGTAAAAGTATAAACCCTGACACTGGGAAAAGAAACGCAACCGTTGTTACAGGTGCATGGGGATATAATAATAGTTCTATTAACTATGCAGTTGAACCAGATGTTATAGATCAAATACAATGGTATGATGAAGCGGGAAATCTTACAGTTACTAATCGGCCCGGAAGCAGTTGGAACAACAATTTCACACCATTCATAGATGCCAATATAGTTCCTCGTTATATTAATGATGGAGGGGTCGCTTCTTGGATGATTCCATGGACAACTCAAGATAAAATATCAGAATGGGAAGTGTTGGGAAACGCATGGTCTACAACTGAAGGCATTTACAACTTCATGTCGGCTGGTAATAGCGCGGCTGTTAAAGCTGGTTGGTACCAACCGCAATGGAACACGAGTGTTCGGTTAGAAGATCCTGGCGGAGGAACGGTTTCTGTAAAATCAATTTCCCAATCGTTTAATGGTTTTTTTAATATATCCAACAGTACGATATCAACATCCAACTTAATTTATCCTTTAAGAAACGGTAGAGATGGTGATACACGATGGTGTATAACAGTGGGTGCAGCACAACATAGTGACACTAATCCATTATTAGATGGTTACTCTGAAAGAGGTCCGGTCATAGATATATCTGCAAATGGTACTAGAACATACAATGCTTATCCGCAGGTGTCAGACGGAAATGGATTTTTTTGGGGATTTTTTGGGGGCACTAGTAATGCGGCTCCACAAACTGCGGGTATAGCAGGAGTTATCATAAGTTGGTGGTATACTAAGTACGGAAGATTTCCTACTTTATCGGAATTGAAAACCTTTATGTTGGAAGAAGCAAAACCAGTTTTGCAGAGTGATCGAACTTTAAATTATTCTAATTTAACTGGGGCTCCAATATCTTCTGAAAAACTTTATGCCATCAATAAACCGAACGAATATAATGAAACAGAATTTTCTAACACTGGGTTCGAATTGACAGAGTTGTTTGGAACCACAAACAAAAGAGTATTTTTACCGTATAAAGTGCGTATGGATAGAATTGCACAGTACCATAATGATGTTCATGGAAAACTTTATGTTGATAGACCCGCGACTGGTCAAACCTATCCAAGAAGAAGAATTCGTTTAACGTCTTCATAATCTTATAAATAAACAATAAACTGGAGATATTTAATGGCATCACCCACAACGAGGCAAGAACTTATTGATTTTTGTCTTCGCAGATTAGGATCACCTGTCCTCGAAATAAACGTGGATGATGATCAAATTGAAGATAAGGTTGATGATGCGTTGCAATTATATCAAGAGTATCATTCAGATGCAACTTTTCGAACGTATTTGAAACATCAGGTCACCCAAATAGATGTTGACAATGAGTATATTTCTATACCGGATACTGTATTATATGTAACTAAGGTTTTTCCTTTCAGTAAAACTTTTTCCGGCATTAATATGTTCGACATTCGTTATCAGATGATGTTGAACAGTATGGGCGACTTCATGAATTTTGCTGGAGGTATGTCATATTACTATCAGCTGCAACAATATCTAGAGTTTCTTGACGAGTTATTAGAAGGGGAACCTAGAGTAACCTATTCACGACACCAAGATCGATTGTATATATTTGGTGATTGGGCTCCTAATGTGATAAACAACCTTGAGGTTGGCGATTATATTGTATTTGAAGTTTTGTCTCTTGTGGATCCTGATACTTTTGGCAGTGTGTATAACGACAAATTTTTAAAAGATTACACCACACAGTTGATTAAACAACAGTGGGGAACTAACATGTCTAAGTTTGAGGGCATGCAATTACCAGGTGGGGTAACACTCAATGGTGCTCAATACTATCAGGATGCAACAGCAGAATTGGAACGTCTAGAAGAAAAAATGAGAAACGAAAATGAATTTCCGCCTGATTTTTTCATGGGATAATGAATGACTACTAATCTCTACTTTAGCCAAGGAAGATCTTCCGAACAAGAATTATATGAAGACTTAATTATTGAGTCTCTTAAAATTTACGGACAAGATGTTTATTACATGCCTAGAGAAATTGTCAACAAGGATTCTATATTCCAAGATGACAATGTGTCTCGTTTCGATGATGCATATAAAATAGAAATGTATATAGAAAACACTGAAGGGTTTGATGGCGAAGGCGATCTTTTTACTAAATTCGGTGTAGAAATACGAGATGCGGCCACGTTTATTGTATCACGCAGACGATGGTTAAATCAAGTGGCAGTTTACGAATCATCAGAAAATAAACCATTTTATCGTCCACGTGAAGGAGATTTGATTTCTCTTCCACTCTCAAATTCAATATTTGAAATAACAAGGGTTGAAGACGAATCACCTTTCTATCAATTAAAAGATCTTCCTGTGTTTAAGATTAGAGCCGAGTTGTTTGAATATAACGACGAAGACTTTGATACAGGTGTTGAAAGTGTTGATAATGTTGAAGGCGCTCACGCATATCAAACTATATTAACGTTTTCTTCGACAAGTGGAGACTTTGTTTTTAACGAAAACGTTTCACAGACGATAGGCGACTACACCATAACCGGCGAGGTTGTTAACATAAATAATTCAGATCCAGAATCTAAAAAAATATATGTTGCACATACTGGGGGCGCTGGAGATGGTGAATATCATGGTTGGACAACCACAGCTCCGGTTGTTGGCGCAACTTCTGGTGCAAACGGCACTCCTATTTCTGTGGATGAGGATTTGCAAGACGGGGCAATGAACGACTCTTTTAACACTACATTAGAAGGCGGGGATATTGACTTCATTGACTTTTCTGAATCTAATCCCTTTGGAGACCCATAATGTTTGGTGATCATTTTTACCATCAAAGGATAAGGAAAGCGGTTGCCGTCTTTGGTTCGTTGTTCAACAACATTAACATTGTGAGAACTGATTCAGCTGGTAATACTTTATCTCAACAGAAAGTGCCTTTATCATATGCACCCAAAAGAGATTTTTTATCTCGTATAGATTCTATGCGAGACGGAGAAGATTACGAACGTCAAGTTGCATTAAAATTGCCTAGAATATCTTTTGAAATATTAGCAATGAACTATGATGCAACAAGACAATTACCCAAAATGAATAATTGTCTCTCGTTTCCTACAAACTATAATGGTGGGGCTACAAAAGTATATACACCAGTTCCATATACCATATCTTTTCAATTAAATGCATATGCAAAATCACAAGACGATGCGTTGCAAATTGTTGAACAAATTTTACCATATTTTACACCACACTATACTGTGACGGTAAAACCTTTAAGTGATCATGATATTAAAGAAGATACACCGATTACTATGACTGGTATTACCTTTTCAGATGATTATGAAGCACCATTAGAAAATCGCAGGACCATTATTTACACTTTAGATTTTGATATGAAAATTAATCTCTATAAAGATATTGCAAACAACACGTCTATTATTGAAGAGGCTTGTGTAGATTTTCTTAATCTTAATGCGTCTCCGGAAGAAGAATTGTTCTCTAAAGTTTGTGCTGACAGTGCGTTTGTAGCATCACCACTTTCTATTGATGCGGTAGAAGAAATCACATACACGGTTAATGATTTTGAAATAAGAAATCTTTCTGGTGTACCAACATCATTATCAGTATCAGATCCTTTACACGGAACAGCGACAACATCTCTAACACAAACATTGACAACAGAAGAAGGTATCATTAAAGCCATAGGAACATACACATATACTTCTGATAATGATTATAGTGGATTAGACTCATTTAATATTAGTGTATTAGGTGATTTTGGAACAAAATATTATCCAATTGCAGTTGATGTTGCAGCGGTATCAGATGCTATAAATGATACCGTGGCAGTCACTCAGGACACGCCTGAGACGTTTAATGTTAATACTAATGACCTATGGACCAACACTACACTAGTATTTTCTTTAGCCGCAGGTGGTGACCCAAGTAACGGTACAGTTGAGGTTTTAAATTCTGCAACTGGTGAATTTAGGTATACACCAAACTTAAGTTATACTGGACCAGATTCGTTCGTCTATAGAGTTACTCCTGCAGTAGGAACTTCAGAAGTAGCAACTGTTAACATAACTGTGTTATAAACACATAAATAAAACTAAGAAATTCGAGATCAGAATATCATGGCAGATATAAAAGTTTCACAATTAACATTATTTTCACCAACATTAACCGATGAGGTTATTGTCAATGATGTAGATACTTTAACAACAAAAAGATCTACATTAGAGAGTATTCGTAATCTTGCGAATATTAACATTGATGATACTTCAGAAGGATCGTTGGTAACTGGTAAACTTGAAACCTCTACAGACCTTTTATTTAATGGGGCTTTAGAAGATAGGTATGGAAATACTGTAACAGACCTTTCAGAGTTAACAAGCACTGAAGCTGAAACTATCGACGCAAAGTTGGGCACTGCAGCGGTTAACTATTTAATATTCAGAGAAACACAATCTGGATATGATAGTTCTAATACATTTTCAACTCTTACGTTTGACGCTTCCGAAAATGGTTTATTATCTTCTAATGCCTTTGCTGGAGATGGAAAATTAGTTACTAATGTTGATAGCGCAAGACATTCTCTACTGTCTGATCTTGCAACGTTAGCCGAAACCGCAAATGTTGCAAAAGAAGTCTCTATAAAAAATCAGGATAACATCAATTTAAATTTTTATCCGACTTTTGTCGAATCATCTACGGGTAATGATAGTGTTAGTATAGACCCACAACTATCATATAATCCATTTACTGGTCAGTTTGGTGGTGATGCTACAGAAGTTTTCTTTGTTGGAGATGGTTCTTTATTAGAAAATGTTTCGGGTGATGGTAAAGAAATAAGAGCATCCCTAACAGATTCGGACGATACGTTTAAAGTTATGTTTCGAATGCTTGACGCAGGGCTAGACAGTACTAACATAGATACTGCGTTCACCTATAACCCAGCTACTAATAGAATATCCGGAACCACAGAAACCGAACTGTTTTTGTATGGTGGTTCTCAATGGACCAATAAGACATATTCAAATGAAAGAGAACCGATTCATGTTAAAGAATATGTCACATTTAAAGGTAGCACAACTGGATTGGACAGCGTTGCTACTATTGAATCATTTTTCATTGAAAACGGAACCGTTACTGCAGCTGCATTTGCCGGTGATGGTACACTGATAGAAAATGTAAATGCCGCTACTGCACTTACAGCTACTAATGTTAACGTTATTGCAACAAGTGATCCCAGTACTCACTACTTACATTTTGGTAGTGTTTCTGGATCTGCGGCCGATGGTGTCAACGCAAATGCTAATTTAAGACTAAACCCTTCAACGTTAAAAATAAACACTGTTAGTGATACTGGTTCTATGTATTTTGGTGCTGATAGTGATGTTGGTATATCATTATCTGGAGTGCAATATGCATTTCAAGTGGTAAACAACGGATCATCATTTTATACTTTCACAGACACAAATAGTGTATGGTTTCCCAGTGGAGAAGATAATCCTACATTATATCTTCGAAGAGGCGATACGTATCGATTTGATATAACTACTACAAACCATCCTTTTGAAATACGATTGTCTAATGGTGGGGCTGCGTATACTACTGGTGTTGTTAATAACGGCGTGGCCGTTGGTTATACGTACTTTAGTGTACCCATGAGTGCGCCTTCATCACTTTATTATCAATGTACAATTCACTCAGGAATGGGTGGAGTGATCAACGTAGTATAAAATATGCACAACAGGACTGTCGATAAAAAACGCAGAAATATAAATCTGCGAGAGATGCAAGTGGAAAATGTTCTGCCCGAACATTTTGCAACTTACTATCCAAAATTTATCTCACTGTTGAAACGTTATTATGAGTTCCAAGACCAGAACAATTCAACTGAATTGTTGAATCATCTTTTTGCTACTAGGGATGTCAATGAAACCGACATTACTTTGTTGAATTATATTGAAGATGAATTACTTTTGGGGGAAACATATTTTGAAGGGTTTGGTGATAAAGAAAACAATCCGGAAGAATTACGAGCTGCAGCCAATTTTTCAAGCATCATGTTTCGTTCTAAGGGAACCAAGTTTGCCATAGAATGGTTTTTTCGATCCTTTTATGGTGAAGACGTTGAGGTTTTGTATCCCAAAGAAAACATTTTTAAAGTCGGCGAAGTCGACTCTCAGATAGGATCTGATTCTTTAAAATATATCACAGACGATAAACTCTACCAGACATTTGCACTATTGGTTCGAACCGGAATTTCTATAACTAAATGGAAGGATGTTTTTAAACTATTTGCACACCCAGCTGGAATGTATTTAAGTGGAGAAGTAATAATTTCTGACGTTGTTAGTTCTCCGGTCACACTTACAAACGATTCTATCATTACATATGAAAATATTGCTTATAATTTTTCCGCAACAACAACAGTGAGTGAAGGCGTGCAGTATTCTTTTACAGTTAACACAACCGACACTAGGACATATAACACATATGATGCTGTATATTGGTATGGTGTGCATGGCACAACTGAAGATGCAGACTTTGGAGTTAACTTTAAAAACGGAGACACCGGGCTTCCATCTTTAGAAACTGCACAATATGTTGAAATAGAAAATGGAGTTGGTTCCTTTACAATAAACACTGTAATAGATCCTATAGATAATCCTCCAGAATCACAAGAACAGTTTACAGTTGTAGTTATAGACCGTAGCGGCCGAACAATCGCAACAATACCTTGTAATCTAAATGATGTTGTTCCGAACTGGACAGTCAACACAACTCCATCGATTATTGCACCTGAAGGAACCACCTTTGTGTTTACGATTGGCGGAACAAATTTACCATATGGAGGAGAAACTACTCTTAGGTGGTATTTGGATGGTTCTAGTCAAGCGACTGATGCGGATTTCGAAGGAACAATCCCAACAACATCCGGTGAAGCAGAAGAAATCATAATTACCGGCGGGACAGGTTCCTTTAGTATTAAATCGTTAGTTGATGGTTCCGCTGATAGTGGTGATGAAACAGCGGTATTTAATATTATCAACGAAAATAATGTAGTGGTTGCATCAGAGACCATAACATTACAAGATGTTGTTCCTTCAATAGTTGTTACGGTCGATGATGTTGTGGAAGGAACATCAATTCAGGCCAACGTGGTTATTGGTACTTATGCTGAGGGAGACACTTTAAGTTGGACTATAACGGGTGATGCTTCATCAGACAGTAGAGTTTCAAACAACAGTGGGACAGCAACATACGCACATAACAGTGGTTCTGGTATAACAATAACTGTGCCAACTTCTGCACTTTCAACATTCCAAGGTATAACTGCTGGGAATTTTGAGGTTGTTGATGACAGTATGATATCTTCTCCAACTGGTACTGACCCATTTAATATTGTAGATGAGGATCCTGTATACACGTTGTCAGCATCACCAGCTGGAGCAGGATCTAACGATACCGTAACATTTACAATTGGTGGAACCAATATTGACCCTGCACAAGATTACTATTTTTATGTAACTTTAGGTGACGGTAATGCAACCGATTTTGTCGATTCCCCATTACCAGAATCTGGCACGAGAAGATTAATAAGTGCTCCAGGCACATCTACCACATTAACTTACGCAACTTTGCCTGCAGATAGGTTTTATGAAGCCTTAATTAGTGAAACTATTAACGGAGCTCCAGTAGCAGACATATACATGGAAGCTTTATTGACTACGACATCGGTAACTCCAAGTGCTACAAATATTAATGAAGGTGATACCATCACGTTCACAATCTCAAATGCACCTGACGGTGATTGTAAATACTGGTTTACTGGTGATGTTAGTGCAAACGATTTTACCAGTATTACGACGAATTTGGGTAACACTGGAGGGTTTGCGGATATCAATTCACCCGCAAACGTTACTGTAGCTGGAGGCGCAGCAACTATTACTGCGGTATTGAATAATGATATTGTTAGAGAAGGGGTTGAAACATTCACTTTAGTCGTGGGTTCTCCCGCTGTAACTCCAACATTCCAAACATCTGCGATTGCAGAAACAACAACAATTACCGTTAATGATACTTCTGTAGCTACATATAGTGTGGCAAATTACACTGATGATGTGTCCGAAGTTGTTGCAACAAGTGTAAACGAAGGTGACAATTTGTATATCGGAGTTACGATTAGTAACCAACAGCCGGTCGAAAACTTGTTCATTGAACTGACTGGGCCCGGAGCTGCTTATTATACTAATTCAACTGAAGTTGATACGAGTGTGCCGGGAGGAACATCTTATGCTGTTATTGGTGCATTGGCGGATAACAGTGTTCTTGACGGGCCTAGAGATGTTAACATTGGTGTCTATGTAAATGGTTATAGTGGATCTGGTGGAACTTTAGTAGCATCAACAACTGTAACGCTGAATGATAATTCCGTTACCACATCACTAACTGCGGTCAATCCAACGCCAGACCCAATTGAAAATGGTAGTACCATAACATTTGATGTTGATGTGACTAACATGGTATTACCCAATACTGTCGAAATTCGTTTGGCAGATTTCGAAACGGTTCAATGCGATCTAACGGTAGGCAATTCGATTATTTCGGCTTATGAAGACCCAATTAGTGCAGGAATTGAAATAGGTCAAGCCGCTTGGGCAGATCAGTCTGGTAAAATTAAAATCGGTGTTGTCGAATCAATTAGTCCTACGCCAACATCTGGTAAATACAATATACAACTGAACAATCTTGGAATTGTTACGACAGAAACGACAACTGTTTACTTTATTCCAGAAGAATCTGGTGCACAATCATTCGATTTACCATGGCAAGATGTTGAACTAACTACTCTCAAAACAACTTTCACAGTTGATGTTTTGGATCCGAACGAACTATCCGGTACCAGAGATTATACGTTTGCAGTTTATGAAAACGTTACTGATGCCGGATCCGCTTCAACAGCAACAGAAACAATAACTGTCCAACATTCAATTGTAGATTTAGGGGAATCACCTTATGTTATAATTTCTCCAGATGTTAGCGATTTTAATACAGCGCCATCAGCTTCTATTACTATAGGAAATAATGGTCGAATAAGTTGGAGCGGTGCGGTTGCATCTCGAAACAGCATCCCTTGGCCGTCTGGAACATCATATCCATGGATAGACAATTTGGTTCACAACACTTCTGACTATGCAGTTAGGTATTTAGATGAGGGTGGTCAACAACAACAATTCCAAACAAGTGATTTAAGTTTATTTTCAGATGACACTTCTTTGGCAGATACACCAACAGGGACATCTATAAATGGGTACTATACATTAAGCAGTTCTAGAACTTGGAGCGTAACAGACACAAGTTCAAACGGCGTTGAAGTTCAAGCTCGAGGAGTACTACAAATTGCAGATGTTGCTACATATACAGTACTTGCAGAAGTTAGACTTATATTAACAGCAAATTATGAGAGATAAAAATTATGAACGATAAAGACCCGATAAAATATTATTATGATTATTCTCGAGCTACCTATTATGAACTAATTGAAAAAGGTAAAGAGTCTCTTGATCTCATGATTGAAGTTGCACGAGAATCAGAACATCCTCGTGCGTTTGAAGTTTTATCAGGCCTGATAAAAAATCTTTCCGACACAAACGACAAACTTATGGATCTTAATAAGAAACATAAAGATATTAATATGCCCGATAAAAACGAAGCGAAACAAATTACAAATAATAATGTGTTCTTAGGGAGTACAACAGACCTACAACGACTATTACGTAATGAAGAAAAGGTGATTGCAGATGACTCAAGCCATACGAATGTCAAATGATACTTATCAATACAATCATCTAGTAAAGAAAGACGGTGTTGTTCAAGAATGGACACAAGAAGAGGTTATTGAGTATGCAAAGTGTATGGGAAATCCTGCATATTTTGCGGAAACATATGTTAAAATTATTTCATTGGATAGGGGTCTTGTTCCTTTTTCTCTTTACCCCTATCAAGAAAAAATGTTCAAACATTTTAACGATAATCGTTTTAACATTGTACTTGCTTGTCGACAATCTGGCAAATCAATTTCATCAGTCGCCTATCTTCTCTGGTATGCAATTTTCAATCCCGAAAAAACCATTGCTGTACTGGCTAACAAAGGTTCCACTTCGCGAGAAATGCTTGGACGTATTACACTTATGCTCGAGAATTTGCCTTTCTTTTTACAACCTGGTTGCAAAACTCTTAATAAGGGTTCTATCGATTTTTCTAATAACTCTAGGATTGTTGCTGCTTCCACTAGCGGCTCTTCTATTCGGGGTACGTCTGTTAATTTGCTCTATCTCGATGAGTTTGCTTTTGTCGAGCGAGCAGCTGAGTTTTACACTTCCACCTATCCTGTTGTCTCTGCCGGTAAAGATACAAAGGTTATTATCACATCTACGGCAAACGGTATCGGAAATATATTCCACAAAATATGGGAAGGCGCGAACCAAGGGGTAAACGAATTTATCCCATTCCGTGTGGATTGGTGGGATGTGCCCGGAAGAGATGAAGAGTGGAAGTTGCAAACTATTAATAACACTTCACTTTTACAGTTCGATCAAGAATTTGGGAACACTTTTTTTGGTACTGGCGATACTTTAATAAACGCCAATACTCTTATGGAATTGCGAGCCAAAAATCCTATCACACATTTAGAGGGTGGTGATCTTCTTGTATATGAAGAAACACAACCCGAGCACGATTACATCATGTGTGTTGATGTAAGTAAGGGAAGAGGACAGGACTATTCTACATTTAATATCATCGACATTAGCTCGAGACCTTTTAAACAGGTGGCTGTGTATCGCTGTAACACTATCTCGCCCCTGCTCTTTCCTAATATTATCTATAAGTATGCGAAAGTCTACAATGAAGCTTACGTTGTAGTAGAATCTAATGATCAGGGTACAGTAGTTTGTAATGGATTATATTTAGATTTTGAGTATGAAAACATGCATGTGGAGTCTGTAACAAAAAACAAATTAGGAATTGAAATGAACAGAAAAACCAAACGTCTTGGTTGTTCAGGTATCAAAGATTTGTTAGAAGAACATAAATTAGAAATTGTAGATGAAAATACTATTTTAGAAATATCTACATTTATTGCAAAGGGTCAGTCTTATGAGGCTAGTGATGGCAATCATGATGACTTAATGATGAATCTTGTGATGTTTGGATTTTTCTCTACAGGAACATATTTTTCAGACTTAACGGATATTAACATGAAAGATATGTTGTTCAATCAAAGAATGCAACAGATCGAAAATGATCTTGTTCCTTTTGGTTTTCATGACGACGGTACTGATATAATCGAAGAAATTGAAGCTGAAGAAAAAATGAAACATCATGGATGGCAAATACCATTCGAACCAGATGTATGGTAGTGTCTAATTAAATATGTTAGAATTTCATAGTATATAAATAAATACATTGAGTTTAATCCGTATTATGTAATCTTATTTATGTTAACGAAAAAAGGACACGATTATGGCATTTTCACCATCAGAGTCTCCAGCAGTCACAGTCAGAGAAGTTGATCTATCAGGTATTGTGCCTGCTGTTACTTCATCTACTGGTGCAATTGTTGGGGATTTTAACTGGGGACCAACCAATCAACCGACGCTTGTGGGAACTGAAGCAGAATTGGTTAGTAGATTTGGTTCTCCATCACTTGTAGTTGACAGTGACAACACAGATTTCTTGTCAGCTACAGCATTCTTAAAATATTCTGGATCATTGTATGTTACTAGAGGATTAGATGCTACAGCTAAAAACGCTGTCGACTCTGATACTCCATCTGCAGTACCAGTTGTTGAAAATTTAGCTGACTGGGACACTAAGAAATCTAGTTTTGTCAATGACATCAATAGAATTATTGCAAAGTATCCAGGCAAGGCCGGTAACTCTTTAGCAGTTTCTATTTGTCCTTGGTCTACTAGTGATACAGCGTTTTCGGCTTGGACTTATGCTCCTCAGTTTGATGCTGCTCCGTCTACATCTTCATATGTAGAAACCCGAAGCGAAGATGGTGCGACTGCACACGATGAAATTCATGTTGCAATCATCGATGAAGGTGGTAAGTTTAGTGGACAACCAGGCACTGTCTTGGAAACATGGCCGTTTTTATCACTCGCTACTGACGCTAAGACTCCTGATGGATCTAGTAATTTTGTATTAGATGTGTTGAACAACAAATCTGCATATGTTTGGGCTTCAGCAATTGATGCAGGAAGACCTACGAATGTATCAGCTGCAAATTTTGCCTCAGATACTGTAACCGACAACACTGTTAGAACACAATCATTCAACGGAGGTAATCAAACTTCTGGTGCTTTAAGTGAAGATGAATATTTGACAGGATTTGATCAGTATGAAGATGTCGATACTATTCAAGTAGATTTTCTTATCGCTCCAAGTATGGGGTCCAGAGTATCTCAAAAAAATGTTATAGTAGATTTAGAATCTACAGCTAGGGGTCTTAGAAAAGACTGTGTAGTCGTTTCTTCGCCCGCTAGGGTTGATGTTGTAGGTATTCCCGATACAACTACATTAACTGATGGTTTGAAAGCTTTCTCTGAAACTTTACCTTCATCATCATACTTGATATTAGACAACAACTTTATTAAAGTTTACGATAAGTATTCTGATGAATATGTTTTTATTCCTGCAGCAAGTTCAACGGCTGGATTGATGGCAGCTTCTGATACTTCAGCAGCGGCTTGGTTTTCTCCCGCTGGACAACGAAGAGGTCAGTACTTTGGAGTTTCATCTTTGGCATGGAACGCTACTAAATCGCAACGTGACACATTGTATAAAGTAGGTATTAATCCTGTAGTTAATTTGCCTGGCCAAGGAGTATTGCTCTACGGTGATAAGACTAAACTAGCACGTCCTTCCGCATTTGATCGCATTAACGTCCGAAGACTATTCTTAGTTATGGAACGTGCTATTAAATCGGCGGCTCAAAACGTAATGTTTGAATTCAATGATGAATTTACTAGAGCCGAATTCGTTAACATCGTCGAACCTTTCTTGAGAGAGATTAAGGGTAGACGCGGTATCACTGACTTCAAAGTTATTTGTGACGAAACAAATAACACCAGTCAAGTGATTGACACTAACCAATTTGTCGCTGACATCTATGTTAAACCAGCACGTTCTATTAACTACGTAACATTAAGTTTTGTAGCGGTTCGTACAGGTGTTGACTTTGATGAAGTGGTAGGTTTGGCTTAAAGCGCACAAGGAGAAATAAACAATGGCAATTTTAGGAGTCGATGACTTTAAATCAAAACTGCGAGGTGGTGGTGCGCGACCGAATTTATTCAAAGCGACCATTAACTTTCCTACCTATGCTGGTGGTAATGTGGAATTAACATCATTCATGTGTAGAGCCGCGCAGTTGCCTCAATCAACGGTTGAGGCACTATCAGTACCATTCAGAGGAAGAATTCTGAACGTTGCTGGAGACAGAACTTTTGAACCTTGGACAGTGACCATTCTTAATGACACTGGGTTCGAAGTACGTGACGCTATGGAAAGATGGATGAATGGCATTAACGGTCATTCTGCCAACACTGGTATCACAAATCCTGTTGACTATCAAACAGATCTTATTATCGATCAGTTAGATCGTGATGAGTCTGTTATTAAGCGATACAACATCCGTGGTGCATTTCCAACCAGTGTAGGGGAAATTGCACTGTCCTATGACACTGGCGGTGAAGTTGAAACCTTTGATGTGTCTTTCACATATCAGTATTGGGAGTCAAATACCACCAGTTAGTAGTGGTCTAAATAACAGGGTGTCTAAGGGCACCCTTGTTATTATTATTAGGAAAATGTATGGCAGACAACGATAACACATTATTCAAATTATTTGGATTTGAATTAAAAAGGAATACCAAAAAAACGGAAAGCAAAATGCTTCCGTCTATTGTTCCTCCTACGGATAACGACGCCGCTGGATACGTTAGTACTGGCGCTGGAGCATATGGCCAATATATTAATTTAGATGGTGATCAATCTAAAGATAATGCGCAGCTCATAATGAGATACCGTGGTGTTTCTATGAACCCTGAAGTTGATATGGCAATTGATGAAATTGTCAACGAAACTATTGTGTCATCAGAATTAACGTCTTCCGTCGATCTTAAAGTAGATGAAATCGATGCGCCTAAAAAAATTAAAGATCAGATATTAGAAGAGTTTGAAAATGTAGTTAGTCTTCTTAAATTTAATGATATTGGCCATGATATTTTTAAATCATGGTACGTCGATGGTCGCATAGTTCATCATTTGTTAGTAAACGAATCTAATGTCAAAGCCGGTATACAGGAAATCCGTCATATCGATGCTGCTAAAATTAGAAAAGTTCGCGAAGTTAAATATAAAAAAGATCCAAAAACAGGTGTTAAAATTGTAGATACCGTAGAAGAATATTATATTTACGAAGAGAAACCTGGCAGTAATACAGTCCAAGGTGTTAAAATTTCAACAGATGCGATTAGTTATGTGACATCGGGTTTGTTAGACGAGTCAAAGAAAAAAGTTGTTTCACATTTACACAAAGCTTTAAAACCTATCAATCAGTTGCGTATGATGGAAGATTCTTTAGTCATCTATCGTCTTGCTCGGGCTCCAGAACGCCGAATTTTTTATATTGATGTCGGTAATTTACCGCGAGGTAAGGCGGATCAGTATATGAAAGATATCATGACTAAGTACCGTAACAAATTAGTTTATGATGCCAATACTGGTCAACTTAAAGGTGATCGTAAACACATGTCTATGCTTGAAGACTTTTGGTTACCAAGAAGAGAGAATGGCCGAGGCACAGAAATTAGCACTTTGCCGGGCGGAGAAAATTTAGGTCAAATTGAAGACATTATATATTTTCAAAAAAGATTGTATCGAAGTTTGAATGTACCAGTCAACAGATTGGAACAAGAAAACCAGTTTAGTTTGGGCAGATCCTCAGAAATTACTCGCGACGAAGTTAAATTTCAAAAGTTTATTGATCGTCTTCGTAGAAGATTTGGTACCATGTTTTTGGGCATTCTTAAAAAACAATTAATACTTAAAGGTATTATTACTGCACAAGACTGGGAAGAATGGAAAGATAATATATATGTTGATTACATCAAAGATAACCATTTTGCAGAATTAAAAGACGCTGAAATTTTACAGAATCGCATTGGATTAATGAACGAAATTACTCAGTATGTTGGCGAATATTACAGCAAAGAATGGGTTCAAAAGAATGTCATGATGTTAGACGATGAAGAAATTGTTCAGATGAAAAAACAGATCGAAAAAGAAATGGCCGAAGGAGAAATACCTGATCCTGAAGAAGAAGAAGAAAAAGAAAAAGAAAAAATTGCAATGGCAAATCGACCTCCGGCACCTACCCCTGTAACAGTTGTAGAACCTAAATCTGAAATTGAAAGACAGAAAGAAGCTGAAAAGAAAAAAAACGATAAAGAGAAAAAAGAAACCTACATTCCTACTAATAGTGACGAATTGACAGAAGAATTGACTAGGTATATGGCGCGACTTAATGAACAAGGTTGATACTATTTCTACTGCGTTTGCAGTTGTACATACGCAGAAAGAAATAGAAAAATTAGAATCTAAAATCTTTAATGTACTTGAAGAAGTTCAACTCATAGAGGGCCCGGCCGGACGTGTTGGGAAACAGGGCCCAAAAGGAGACAAAGGTGTCAAAGGTGATAAAGGGGATAAAGGAGAACGTGGCGAACGTGGTGCCGATGGCAATGATGGAGCACCAGGACCTGTTGGCGAGAAAGGAGATACTGGCGGCCGCGGCGAACAAGGCGAACAAGGACTTCAAGGTATTGCTGGAATTGCTGGCAAGGATGGAGAACGAGGAGAACGTGGCGAACAAGGACCACAAGGATTAAAGGGCGATAAAGGTGATAAGGGAGATAGAGGACCCCAAGGAAATGTGGGGGCGACTGGTAAAACAGGCAAGCAAGGTAAAACAGGTGCTGTTGGAGCCAAAGGAGACGTGGGCCCACAAGGCCCTAAGGGTGTCAAAGGAGACAAGGGAGATACTGGACTTCGTGGCGAAAAGGGCGAACGGGGAGATCGTGGCGAACAAGGACCACAAGGAATACAAGGTGAGGCAGGACCTGACTACAAAGAACGATTTGAAGAAGCCTTAGAAGCATTCAATAAGCAGTTAACAGAAAACAAAAACACTG